ATATGGTTATTACGTCACTGTTGGAATCTTCGTAAACGTGGATTGGAGCGCGCTTTAAAGCGCTCCCCTTTGCTTAGCGAACGTTTTGACTGGTGTGTTGAACATACCGTTAATAGTACCCTTCTACTTCCTAATGGCGATATTGTTAGAAAATTTTGGGGCAATTCGTCTGGATCTGGCTCGACTACGGGTGATAACTGTATTATGCATCTTATTATACAGAATTACCTTGAGTTGGTTGGTGAAGATGAATATGGCCTTGAAATTGACTTTTGGCATCAAGACATTTATGGCGATGACATTCTCAAATCATATCCTCGTCCTTGTGATAAGAATGTGATAGAGATCCTCTTTCGTCGTGTTTATAAAGAAAATAGCCTTATGTTAAAAGAATCTGCTGTTCGTTTTGGTGATGGACCACTTGGCTCATCTTTTTTGGGAGCTAAATGTTCGTCTCTTGATAACATTTTCATGCCAACATACGACAAAGAACGCATTTACGCTGCCGCTCGATATGTCCTTAAAAAACATTCATATGATGAGGAGGCCACTAAAATATATGCACTCATGCACTTATCTTGGGATGATGATGAATTATTTGAAATATTTCATTATCTTCTATCTAGGTATGTACTTGAAGGTAGCAATAGTGACGCTCCCTTTCTGAATTTTCTTCTTAAGGACGGTGTACCGAGTAGGCGAACCGTCATTGCTTCTTTCTCAGGTGTTGAGATGGAGGTGGAGGCTTTTGAAAATTTTATCATGAGTTCTCCAAAACTAAATAAACAACAATTTCTTGCTAAGCATAAAGCCAAGTTCGATAAACAGAATTTGTCTAGTGCAGAACGTTCTAAACGGTATCGCGACTATGAGATGGCCCAAGGTTATAAGTCTACAGGCGTAACCTCCATCAAGAAACAGTCAAAAAATCCCCGATCTGCCAGAGGATTGACTATGAGCTATGCAACTATGTCCGAATGTTCAAAGTTGTATGCTACTGCCCTCATCAATCCTTGGGCTTGCCCTTCCCCCCCTTGCGTTCCTGACGCAATCACACTCCCTTCGTTTAAGTTCGGAACTTACACTAAAGGTATCATGACTATAGGCACTGCCGGCCTCGGTTATGTGGTGATGGATCCTTACATCCCATATACCTCTGGTTCTAATTTAGCTTATACCCAGTCAAG